AATTAAGGTATTCTCTACGCCTGTAGTTATTGCAAACCCTGCATTCTTTCCAATTGCCACATTAAACACGTTACCATTTACACCGTTTTGGCTAAACAAAGCATTATTACCAATCGCTACAGAGTTGTCTCCCTGAGTATCTGCTGTTAACGCATTATAACCTAATGCAACATTCTCTTGTCCAGTAGTCAAAGCATCGCCCGACTGCCCACCCATAAACGTATTGTTTATGCCTGTAGTGATTGCCTTACCTGCTTCAAAACCAACAGCAGTGTTGTTGCTTGCGGTTGTATTAGCTTTAAGTGCCTCTCTACCTACCGCTACGTTATTTGCGCCTGTAGTGTTTGCTTCTAGTGTGTTTTGACCCACTCCTGTATTGAATGAAGCAGTTGTATTAGCATACAAAGAACCTCCACCAATTGCTGTATTATCTGCACCAGTAGTATTTGTGAATAAGGCACTAGCACCCAAAGCTGTGTTTCTAACCGCAGTTGTATTGTTTGTTAGTGCCAACTCACCAACCGCCACATTGTCACTTCCTGTTGTGTTATCAAATAAAGTTTTAAAACCAACCGCCACATTGTCACTTGCGGTCGTGTTGTTGTGTAATGCTTGCTGACCAACAGCTACGTTTTGTGCGCCTGTTGTGTTGAAGCGCATAGAATCTTGACCAAAAGAAGAGTTTGTATGGCCTGTAGTGTTAGCTCGTAAGGAGTTTGATCCAACTGATGTGTTGTTGCTTGCGGTAGTGGTTAATAATCCTGCACGACCACCTATAAAGGTGTTGGATGCGCCTGATGTGACTGCGTTACCTGCGGCATAACCGAGTGCTGTGTTGTAAACAGCAGTACCTCCCCCTACATTTTGAGTAGCCAATGCCTCACTACCAACTGCTACACTTCTTGCCCCAGAGGTTTCTGTACTTAAAGAATTATAACCCAAAGCAGTATTGTCTAAACCTGCATTAAGGGCATCACCAGATTGACCGCCAACTAGGCTGTTGCGAATGCCTGTGGTTACTGCTGTTCCTGCGTTATAACCAATACCTACATTGTAGCCATCTGCTCCTGCGTTTTGAGTAGCTAAAGCGGATGCTCCAATGGCTACGTTATTTCCATGTGCATCTTCAGTTTTAAGAGCGTCAAAACCGATAGCAACATTAGAATCAGCAGTAGTAATCGCAGTACCTG